GCTTGTTCTTCTGAATCTACTTCATTGCCACAGTTTTTACAATATATTCGTTGATAAACCTCGGGTTGCACCACGGTGATGATTTGACCGTTCTCTTGTTTGTATTCTGTCTTTTTGCCCTCACGGACTAGTTTCATTGCCATTATGTTATCTCCAATACAGATAATAATACATGTAATCTATCCGCAGTGCCAGCGGTAGCTTTAACTTCATCACCTTCTTGTAGCACCAATGGCTGTGTTAGAAGCTCCACGGTCCCCTTTGCACCGACCGCTTTGTCTTTAAACACGCTAAACTCAGGATCTCCAGACACATTATCTCTGGTTACTGTAATTGTAATAGTGTCTGCGTTATTGCTGTCCTCACTGACAAGTATGGACTTCACGAGAGCTGTTGTCGACTCCACTGGTGGCACGGCAGTATCATCGGTGATTGGCACCTTGTATATCTGTGTGGCGTTCGTTGTTGTCAGGTCAACTGCTTTTAATAAAAATGTATCAGCCAAGATAAAAACTCCTTGCCATTGTTTCGTCTTTTGTTTGTTGTTCGTATGAAAAGTTTAGTTGTGTAATAATCTGATCAAGTTCTCGTATCAGTGTATCAAACTGTGTTCTGTCATACTCTGGTGTTGCATTTGGTAATCGTCCAATAGTTATCTTTGCCATTATCGTCCTCCGTCTGGTTTAACATCTAATCTTAATGTGCAGTATCTCCACTTGTCACCAATTGCCGTGCTGGAGATTACGATGTTTGCTTGTCGTGCTCGACCACGTGTGTCTATCTTTGTGGTTGTTGGCGTGACCGTTGATCTGTTGATTCTAACATTTGTATAGTTTGTAACTTTTTTGTTTGATGCGTGTGTGGTTGCAGTGCTGCCACTAGCCGCTCTGCTAATACCACTCAACACACCCGTTGTTGTGTTGTTAGATGTGTATGTAATAAGTTCTGTTCCAATAAGTATCGTGCCTTCTGATGGAAAGTTTGCAGATTTTTTAAGTGTAATGTCACTTGTCGATGATGCGCTTGATATTGCATTTTTTAAAGCTGTTGTGCTTGTGGTTTGTGAAAAATCTTTAAAGCTTAATAGCACCTCTGCGCTACCTTCTTGGTCTTTAAAGTCAGGTATAAAACGAGATACAGATAAAATGTTTTGTCCATCTTCAATATCAAAATCACCAGACTGTAAAAAACACTCCATCGCCTCTATGTCATTATCAACACCCTCTTCGTGTTGGTAAATTATACTAGAGCCATCTGTTGCTCCCAATACAGTTGGTGTGTCACCAGTAACTGTTGGACTATACTCCGTTGCATAAGGAACTTGGTAAACACCGTAATCTAACCAAGTTGTTCTTGCTAATGAGTTTGTATACCATGTGCCCTCAACATAATTATATGTAACATTTCTATCAATAAAGTCAGAATCTTGACTTGCATAAAACCACGTAATCTCGTTGAAGTCAGAGTTTAATCCTGCATACACGAGTGGTTGTTGTGTAATACTAAAATCGTCAAACACATAGTCTTGTACAGGACAAGGTATCTTTCTAACTGCACCATCAAACATGTAGAACGATTGTTGACTCATCCAGAATGTCGTACCGTTCACATCAACGGCCGCGTACGGCGATACCGCTCCACAGTTGGATGCCACTTGTGATAAACCAAATATAAATGGTGGACCAATAAATTGCAGTGAGTGCAATGATGTGTCTGTCCATATTAATATAGAGCCACGAGATCTTAACGCTGTAATAATTTTAGAACCATCTTGTATTCTAAAAGACCCAGCTGTGTTTGTGCTGGATGGTGACCATGTTGATGTATCCTCTTGTGATGAGAAACGCAAAAATAAATCATCTTGTGTGCTTGTTGATCCAATGGTTGTCTCTGTGCCCATCAATATGGCGTGTCTGTCTGGTGTTGATAGAATCAAATGTCTTGATGCAGTTGGTGCGTTTGCATGCACAACAGCTGCACGTGTAGTAACACCACCTGATTTGTCCCACTTAAATAATTTACCGTTACTTTGCAATGCAAGTAAATCTTCACCAAAGTTTTCAAACACCCAGTATCTAGAATCCAACACTGTTTCTGATGCAGATGCAGCTTCATTCCAACTTGTTGCATTTATACTAGTGTCAGATGCATCAAATATAATTGTAACAGTTGTATTGTCTGCGTGTGTGGTTGCATCGTGACTACCAGCAGATACCGTTGTTGTGCCTTCGTTGGTTGTTAGATCTCTTGTAACAGTCAGTGTGTTGCTTGATACACCAGTCACTTTCATAATCTCTTGGTCTACTAAAATATAGTCACCGTTTGCAAACTTACTACCATCGTCAACATCAACACCTGTCTCTGTTGCATCAAGTGCTTCGTTGAGTTGGTCTGTAATTCTACCTGTATTAGCTATACCGTTCCATGCATCAATGCCCCAACCATAACCGTATATGTTAACTTCTTGACCAACATTAATCTGATACTCTACATCCACGGTGCTCGATCCACCGCCCGTTGCACCTGAGCTGGCGTTGCTTGAATGTGTAACTTTGTACACACTAGAACTTACAATTTCTGTAATCTCAAACTCTGCGTTCATATCTAAACCACCGACAGCATCTGCGTTAGAGAATGTTACAAAATCCCCGGCGCTCGCTCCATGACCAGAGTCTGTGACGGTCACAATTGGTGATCCACTCGTTGTTACAAACGGATTTGTAAGATCGTCGTCTGTAGCACGAATAGGTGTGATGTCATGAATTGCACCTTCTGTGTATATGTATAACTTTTTATCTGTGCCTAAAGCCAAGAACCTTGTGCCATCAAGCGCTGACCATGCAAACTGTGCACGCACTGCACCGTATAATTTATTTGCAACAAGTTTTACCCAGCCACCAATCTTTTCTGGTTGACCATAACGAAAACGAATATTCTCTCCGTCAATCCATTTACCCTCAGCACCATACGCGGTGCTTTGTTTGTCGAACCCTGGTGCAAATTTAACTGTAGCCAAAGGCATAATGTATCTCCTTTGTTAACTAGTTCTCTTCCACATGTAAACTACGATGTATGGTTGTAAATTATTGTGAGCCGATCCACCACCTGTGGCTTGAGTTTCATATTGCTTACCTGGTGAAAAGTTACCAGTGTTTCTTACACCTGTAGAGGTTGAAGACGTTGTACCAAATTCTTGTGTACCACCCTCTGTGTGAGTGTGTGATGGTATTTCACTAACTGTTAGTGTATGTGTTTCTGCTCCTCCAGTATCTCCAGCTGTTCCAAACGTTCCGCTGCTGGCTTTGCCCACCATGACTCTACCCTCTCCAAAAGCTGCCCATGTTCCAAACCCTAATAATGTTCCAGGGTTTGTAGCACTACTAGCATTTACATAAATAGAACCAACTGGATACACAGATTCCAGAATATAAGTTTTCATTCTTGACATAGTTGACTTTCTATTACTGCCTCCGGCACCATCGTCAACAATCATTAAATCCGCATCAACTAAGGCTGCACCAATATCAGTGCCACCATCAATATCTAAACCAGTTAAAGGTAAAGTGCCCGCAGTTACACCAGCTCCGCTAAGAACAGGTGTTTGTGAAAAAGTAACTGCACCACCTGCAGCTACTGTCATTGCATCAGTGTCTGATGCAGAACCAATTGTTCCACCATCAGCGATAACTAAATTAGCAGAAGATGTTATCGTGCCAGATGATGTGGTCGTCCCTGTAATAGAAACACCCGCACTAGAAGTAGCAAGCCGAGCTGTGTTGTCGTGGTTCAAAGTTACCGCACCATCAGATACAAAGCTTGCCATAGTTTCTGAACTTGCTTCGTCTTTTATGTTGACTGTCCCTGCGTTGATATCGAGCGCACCTGTGCTGCATGTAATGTCACCCACACTACCAGAGTGTGTCAGAACTAAATCATCATCGGCTGCTATTTTAAGTGATGCACCATCATCTAATAATTCTAGATTGCCATCAACTGTTGGGTTTTTAAATCTGTATTTTATTGATTCGTATGTAAATGTTGCCATTATTTTTCTCTAAACCTCCATCCAAAACTACTATCTTGATATACTAAAGTAAAAGCTGCATTGTTTGTATCAACAACCATTTCATCACCTGCAGTGTTAGCCATTATTTTTTCACTACCTGGTTCTATTGTTAAATTATTTGTATCAAATGTGCCCTCAGAATCAATGAAAGAAACTTCATCACCTTGCGATGGTGATGATGGTAATGTAATCGTAAAGGCACCACCACTGGTGTCAGCTCTTC